ATGAAGATAAGCAGCTATCATAAGGCAAGAGGTGACAAGGTTGATTGGTATAATCTATGAAGGGGATATCTTATTCATAGGCAACGATGGAAATAAAAATATATACAATGAAGTATCCATAAAAGACGGATGCTTTGGGTATATCGGGGAATGGAACCACAAAATAATGCCATTCTGTTATTACAATGTAACGGAAGAGATTGCAGGTAATATCTACGATAACCCGGAATTAATCAAGGAAGAATAAAATGGAAAAGTTCTACTATTATGCCTTTCAAAGTAAAGGCTTCTTCGGGTCCGGAATACGTTATGCTGATGATGGTTGTTTCAATTTAGCAGAAATGCATAAGTTTCTTCAGGAAACCTATAAAAAGCGATGTGTGATTACCTTTTGGAAGGAAATAACCTGTGAAGAGTATGAGAAGATGAGTGATTATTTAGAAGATGGTAGGAGGCGATAAAATGAAAGACTATCAATTTGAAGAGATAACATTTTGGCTGTCATTTATATCCTGTTTGATATCTTACCATCTGGGAATAGAATGGTTGACAGGAATTCTTGTAGTGGTAACGGCGTTAAACCTATTCTGGTCAATAGTGACTGCTTGGGAAGATGTGAAGGAGAATCGAAATGATCAAAGTAAAAACGAAAGCAATAATAGGGACAATGAGTCGAATTAAAATATCCGAAGTTGATAAGGACGTATATCTGTTATCAACCGCCAGCGAAGAGAATTTTATGTATGCAAGCGGTCATGAACTAAGGTGTCTGCTTGATGATATTCCTAATTTATTTGAAGAAATACAAGAAGATGAGAAAACTGAGGAGAGGAGTAATATGCACAGAATCTTATCTGATGCATGATCCTGATTTCATAGCAAAAGTAATATGTGATACCGGTCTATGTAAATGTGAGCCGTTAATTGCAGGATTGGAAAGGAAATTTATTCTTGCTTCCTGTTGCGGAGATTTTGGACTGACAGACACTGATGACCTTTTTGAGTTTGCGAAGAAACACGATTGTGTTATAACTAATTCAACAGAGGAGTTTATAAAGAAAATACTGGAGGAGGAATCATGAACCAAGAAATAGACAATAACCTTCTGGCGGAATGCTTGAAGGCTGCAATGAAAGAAAAGATGCTAAATAAAGACTGGGAAGTAAAGTTATGGGCTTGTTCTCGGTATAATGCACTAATCTGGGCTAAAAATGTAAAATAATAAATTTAAATTATTAACTTTGTGCTACATGTCAAGTGGCATGTAGCTAATCCAACGAAAAGACCATGAAACTGTCAGTCAAACAAGAAAAATTTTGCAATTCATACTTAGAATTCGGCAACGCTTCCGATGCTTATAGAAATTCTTATAACTGCTTGAATATGAAGCCAGAAACAATAAACGTGAAAGCTTCTCAACTTCTAAAAAAGGATAAGATTAGGATAAGGGTAGAAGAATTGCAATTAGAATTAAAAAAGAAGACAGCGATTACTAAAGAGAGAGTCTTGGAGGAGCTGGGTAAAATTGGCTTTTCTACTATCGCACATCTCCATAACACATGGATTGAACGTAAAGATTTTGAAAAGATTACAGATGACCAAAAAGCGTGTATTAAGAGCATATCTACCAAGATTATGAAAAAGAATGTTGGTACAAGTGATAATCCGGAAACTGTAGATGTAGAAATGGTAAAGATTGAGTTGTATGACAAGGTGAGAGCTCTCGAAGTGATTAATAAGATGATGGGTTATGAGCGCCCTGGAGAAATGAAAACAGATTTGCGAATAATTGTCGGTGACTGATATGGCTGAGATTGTCTATTCGTATAAGCTTTTTAATCCGTTATTCTGGCATTTGCGTGAGGCTTTTGCTAATACAGACCTTCGTTATATAATCAATAAGGGAGGTTCTTCCTCTGGCAAGTCGGTTTCTACCGCCCAGGCTCTTCTTCTTACCGTGTTGGCCGGCGAAGGGAATATTCTTGTGCTCAGAAAAACTGGTGTTTCTATAAAGAATACCGTTTATGAGGAGTTTAAGGAGCAGATTAAAAGGCTGAAAATTGGCGATTTCTTTATTCCGATAGAGAATTCTATCCGTTGCGTAAATGGGCTGAGAATTGATTTTTCCGGTCTTGATGATCCGGAGAAAATCAAGTCGATCGCTAACTATAAGCGTATTCTTCTTGAGGAGGCTAGTGAATTTGAGCATGAAGATTTTATCCAGATAACTTTCCGTTTGCGTGGCAAGGAGGGACTTCAGATTATCCTAAACTTTAATCCTACATCGGAAGATTTGTGGATAAAGACAGCTTTGACGGATGTACAGGAATGGCATGATGTGGCTAATTCTCTTCCTGCTGGAAGGGTTAAGGATGCGGTTACGGGAATGGAGCTTTCTTCTTCATACAGTACGATAAAGAATAAAAGATATAATTTCCCAAAAGAGATTATAAATCCGGTAAATGGCAAGAAAGAGGTTTATAATCCGGATACCGTGGAGCTTCATTCAACGTATCTGAATAATTTCTGGGTGGTGGGGTCTCCTGACGGTTTATATGGGTATTATGACCGGCAGACGATTGCTAACTACGAGTGGTATAGAATTCATAACTATAATTTCTATAGGATCTATGCGCTTGGTGAATGGGGTAGCATCAAGACCGGTGGAGAATATCTTCATGCCTTTGATATTAATCGTCATGTCAGACCTGAGAAGTATGATTCTGCATTCCCCGTTTATATTTCAATAGATGACAACCTGTTGCCTTATATTTCAGTTTCATTCTTCCAGCTAAAGAAAGAGGAACATCAAGGCGTGTCTGTCCGCAGGCCATGTCAGATTCATGAGATATGCGCTAAAGATCCTTTTAATTCAGTCACCAAGGCTTCTGAAATGGCGAAATATTACTTAGAGAGCTTGGGGTATAGGGATGTTGTATACGTGCTTGGTGACGCGACTACCCGGAAGGGAAATACAATTGACGAGAATAAGCAGTCTTTCTTCGATAAGTTCATCGCGGGGATAAGCAAATCCTATGTTGTAAGAGAGATGATCGAGAAGTCTAATCCTTCGGTTTCTATGACGGGTGAATTTGTCAATGCAATCCTCGGAGATTATTATAGTGACATATCATTCGTTGTAGATGAAGATTGCAAACAGTCTATCGTTGATTATAATAATACCAAAAAGGATGTAGACGGAACGATTCTTAAACTGAGGGAGAAGGATAAGAAGACTGGTCAGACATACGAGAAATATGGTCATTTAACCGATTGCATGCGTTATTTTATGTATGTTGTATTTAGACGTGAATATAACGACTTCTCGCTTCGTCGTAAACGTAGCGATGTGAAAGATGATGATTTAATTTACTATAATATGAATGCAAAAATTGAAGGAAGAAAAGTCTGCTACATTATCCCTGATAGTGTTGGTAAATGTGTTGTAGCCTGTTTTGTTCTTAATCGTTACATTTTCCTGCAAGGTGTGCTTTACCTGGAGAGGTTTGATGAGCAGGCTGTAATAGATAGGGTGAATGAATATTCTCCCGACAAGGTGGTTATTGAATGCGGTAAGCAATATGCCCGTTTTATGTTGAGGCTTAGGGATAATTATGATACATGGGCATTGAAGGATAATGCTAATATAGAGGACCGTATAAATAGCAACATTCTGTATATAAAGGAGAATGTCCGCTTCCGGGAAGACGAAAGTGATGAGGCTTACAATAGCTTCCTGTATGACATTTTGGGATATCCTTCAGAGGAAAAGTCGGCTATTAATGCGCTTAGTGCGATATGCTCATATGTTTCAAGGATAAAGGATTAAAATTTTAATATTTTAATTTGGTCTAAATTAAAATAATATATATATTTGCAGTGAGGATGCCAGTCCCTTCGTGTGAAGCTGCACGAAACCCTATACGTCGTAAGGACTATAATACATATATGTAATTAGGCGTATTGTTCGTAATGACTATCAACGCGCGGGGAATGGTTATCTAGGTCAGATAATCATTCTTTTTATGTCTAATATAGGAAATTGGTTTAAAGCAATCAGGGGTATATCTACTCCTTCCATGAAGGATACTGTAAGAGCTGTCGAGCAAGATAAGGATGGCAATTTCTGGTATCTGTCTAATTTCTTAAACTCTTCCGGCTATGCTAAATTTGATTATGATCTATCTAATGACAAGGATAAATTGGACTCTTTTCGGGTATGTACCCCATTTTCTACCGTCATAAACAAGGTTGGTTCCATGTTCGCCAACGGGCGTATTTATGTAACTGACTCCGAAGGAAATGAACAAGATGGATATAATGAGATAAGAGAATTGCTGGATAATCCTAATCCGCTTCAGACGCGTTCTGGATTTTTAAAGGAGATAGAGATGTCTCTGAAGATTTTTGGGTATTGCCCTGTTTTTACGATTCGTGCGACAAAAACATCTCTCCCCCTAGCGATGTATGTCATTCCTGCTCCTATTTTCCACATGGTTTCTTCGGGTAAATTATTCCGTCAGTATAAAATAGGAGAGATTGTATCCGCGGTTTATCTGGAGTGGAATGGGATGAGGGATAGTCTTTCTGAAGAGGATTATTTCGTTATATACGACAGTTCTGTTCGCGTATCTGGGAATGGTACGGATATAGAATTTGATTCAGTAACAGATTCTTTGTCTATTCCGATAAATAACTGGCTTGCAGCCATGTCTGCAAGCCATCAGCTGATAGTCAATGGTGGTCCAAAAGGTATTATATACTCGGATTATACAGACGATATGGGGAATATTGTAATGTCTTCTACGGAAAAAGAATCCTTGGAAACCAGATTAAAGGAGAAATACGGTATTCTTAATAAATTCCCAATCCTTACCTCGAGGATTAAATTAGGCTGGATTCCTCTCAATTATGACGCGGCTCAATTGAAACTTCACGAGGAGGATGCGCGCTGTAGTAGGAAAATATGCAATGCTATAGGTGTTGATTATAGTCTTTTTGATGAGTCAAAATATGACAATAAAAACATTGCGGAGAAATCAGCCTATCAAGGTCTTATTATCCCTGACTCTGAGAAGGTTTCTGAGGCGCTAACAAAGGCCTTGTGTGATATCGGGGTTTATATAAAGTTGGACTATACTCATATCGATTGCCTTCAGAAAGACAAGAGTGCATCCTCTTCAGCTTTTCAGAAGATGTCTTCCGCTTTGATTCAATTGGTTAAGGAGGGGCATATAACTCACGATGAGGCTCGATATGAACTGGCAAAGTTCATTGACATTGATCCTGATAACCCCAAAGGTGAATTAAAAATAAATAACTCTATTGAAAATGGATAAAGCTAATAAGTATAAGGGTAGGCTGGGGATGCAGTATAAAACATTCTCAATTAATTCAAAAGATGTCAACTATGACGGTGAAAGTCGGACGATCAGCGGGTACGCATCTGTATTTGGCAATAAAGATAAAGTAGGTGATATCCTGATAAAAGGGTGCTTCTCAAAAAGTATTCAGGACCGGGGACCGGAAAGCGCGGCAAATGACAAGATAATCATGTTGTGGATGCATGACATGGAAGAACCGATTGGGAGATTTACTGTCTTGAATGAGGATGACAAGGGTCTCTATTTTGAATCGGTAATTGATGATGTCCCGCGCGGCAACCAGGCTATAAAGCAGCTTGAGTCAGGTACATTAAATCAATTTTCCATTGGGTATCAATATGTGCATGAGAAATGCATGTATGACGCTGAGAAAGATGCGTATATTGTCAAAGAGGTCTATCTTTATGAGATATCTGTTGTTTCTATTGGGTGCAATGGAGAAACAGAATATTTAGGATTAAAATCTATAGAAGATGCTGAAAAAGCTTATGAGAAATTAAATGCCGAAATATCTGAAGTGTGCTCAGGGCTGTCCGCATCCAAGCAGCAGAAGATACAGAGAATTATATCAAAGGTAATATCACTTTCATCTTTCAAGCCGGAGAATCGAAAAGAATCATCACTTGAAGGACAGAAAGCCGATATGCACGGCAATAAGGTAAAATCAATGTTCAAAAATTTAAAATTAAAGTAAGTATGGGAAAAGAAGCGAACAAGATTGAGTTTAAAGACTACCTTGATACTAAAGGATTGTCGGAAGACGAATCTAAAGTTTTCGATGTGTTCTCTAAAGGGCTTGATGGTTATATGGAAGCCCTTTTTGAGCAGTTTATGAAAGACGAAATTGATTCTAAGTCTATGAAAGAGTCAATTGAAAATGCAACTCAGTCTATTGAAGAGTTGAAAAAAGAAGTCAAGGGATTTGCAGACAGTGAATCTATCAACGAGCGTTTGAAATCCTTTGAGGAAACTATTGTACGCATTAAGGCAGCTACTGAAAAAACAAAAGGAGGAACATATAAGTTAAAATCCATTGAAGATCAACTTCGGGAACAATTAAAAGCTTATATCACCGAAAATCAAACCGGTTGTTCTACAGTTGATTTGAAATCTGCATGTAAAGCATCTCCTGGCAATAAGCTAGAGTTGAATCTGGTAGTAAATACAAAAGATGCCGCAGTTATATCTTCTGGTTCTCTGGCTCCTCATTACGGTGTTGAGGTTGATCCGAATTTATCTGTAAATCCAAGATCTCAGACTGTAATTCGTAATTACGCAAGTGTTTCCGGGACTAATAGCAGGTCGCTTATTTATGCGGAATACGTTAGCAAGGATGGTGATGCCGCATGGGTTCCTGAAGGTGGGCTAAAGCCGTTGATGGATGCAACTCTTTCGGAAAAAACCGTTACAGCTGCCAAAGTTGCTATTGCTGCTAAATTTACAGAAGAAACTCTTTCTGACTTCCCAAGCTTTGTGAATGAGGTGCAAACAGAAATGGTGAATAAACTTGGCATAAAAGAAGAACAGGGGATCTTGGCAGGGTCTGGATCGTCTGGAGAAATTAAAGGGGTAGCCGCAGACATGCCAGCTTTCTCTTTGACAAACTTCTATATTGACAAGGCAAATATGTTTGATGCCCTTGTAGCGGCTTATTCTCAAATCGTTTCTACTAGCGAAATGGCTTATCGCCCTAACCTGGTATTGATGAATCCTTTGGATTACGCTTCAATGCAGTTGACGAAAGATGCTAATGGGCAGTATTTGAGACCATTCCGATACAACGATGAGTTGATCCAGGGATTAAGAGTTGAGACTACTACCGCGGTGAAACAAGGCGATTTCATCATGGGAGATTTCTCTTATTTGAACATCCGTGACTTATGGAATCTGTCAATCTCACTAGGCTGGGAAAATGACGATTTCAGAAAGAATATCGTAACGGTGCTTGCTGAAAAGAGATTGATGTGCTATATCAAGTCTCAGTATAAAACAGCTTTTGTAAAAGATAAGTTTAATACTGTAATTGAAGGTATTACAAAATCAGTTGATTAACATATGGGAAAAGAATATAACATGAATTTGACAAAGCGTTACAAGGTAACGTTTATCAAGGATGGTACAATGTATAAAACAGGAGAGGAAGTTGTGGTAGGTATGCCTCTTGCCAGCAAGTTTTATGCAGAAGGGAAAATTGAAGCGACTAGCGAATTGCTAAACGATGCTAAGGCATTAGGGTGCGAAGAACTTTTCACAAAACGTAAAAAGACTAACTCATGATTATTGACGGTTCATATTTCACTGGAATGTTGAGTCTTGGCATCATTTGGGATATAGATTCAGATTCTCCGACTCGTATTGCGGAGAGGGATAACTTACAATCATATATAGACCGATATGAAAGACAATATCTTCAGCTTGTTCTGGGTGAGGATATGAGCCGTCAATTCTGGGATTACCTTTCTTCTCATTCCGCCGAAGATAAAATCGAAAAATGGGATACCCTTAAAGAGAAGCTTTCTGAAAAGGGGTATAGTCCGCTTGCTAACTATGTATATTTTCATTATGTTAGAAGATGTGGAGTAAAGCAGACTCCGACAGGGACCGTATATGGTTCAACGGAGGATCGCGCTAATCCGAATAATCTCCTTGTGTCAGCATGGAATGACATGGTAGAGATGAATGAGTCTTTATTCCGTTATCTGTGTGGTAATAAAGGTTATGATGGTTTTGAGTTTGATAAGAGTATGTTGGAAGAAATAAACACAATGGGTATATGAAGTCAATCAATAATATATTCAGAGATATAGTCTCTTCCACATCCGGGATTTATGGCAAAAATATTTCCTATATGTTTGGTGATTGGGACTATATTGCCGGTATACTTACCGAATGGGCTGAATCGCCTAAAATGAGTAAATTAAGATTTCCGATTATCTGTCTTTATTCTCCATATACCGAGGATCGTACAGGAAGGGATCGTACAACGACTCTTGAACTGGCTATCATGGTAGACACCTTAAAGGATTATACGAATGAAGAACGGGAAAAGGTCTCCTTCGAAGGGGCGCTTCGTCCTATTTATGATGCGTTTATTAAAAGTATCGATAAGTCTCCTGACCTGGTGCATGAGTATAATAATAGCATTCCTCATTACTACGAAGAGAATTACCGCTACGGAAGAAAAGGGGTAGAGGCTAATGGTAAACCATTCAGAGATTTTATTGATGTAATAGAAATAAAAGATTTAAGAATAACAATCAAAAATATTAAATGTTATGGCGACAGAATTTAGAGAATGCGCCGGTGTTGCTCAGTTTAATACCGGTACTTCAAAATGTATACTTGATCCGGGAAAGGTAAAAGCCATCATCTTGGCAATGCACGGATATAAACTTCCTAAGAATGTAACCGCTGAGGCGTTGCAGGCTGCGTGTCACGATGACAGACCGGCTCGTATTTTTCCGATCAAGACAATTGTCGAATACGCTCCGTCTGGTGGAGAGGCCAACAAAGGTGCTACAGGATATGGGCCTAACAAGGTTACATCCTACTCGGCGAAAGATGACGTATGGACGCTGGAGGATTTCGATTCAAGTCTAAAGGCTAATATCATGGCCGCAAAAGGAGTTGCTTTTGATGCCTATTTCGTGGACGAGAATAACGTTGTGTACGGAATGAATGATGGCACCGAGGAGCTGGCGGGAATTCCCTTGTCCGGAGTTTATCCGGGCGGTCAGGACTGGGATTCTTCCGGAACGGAGGCAAACCTGACTATCGGTACAATGTTCAAGGACTATGAAAAGTACGTGAAGAACGCCGATTACCGGGTATATAAGTTTGACGTAGTAGAAGCTTTGATAGGGCTTGTTTATGTCGAATTGGTAAAAATAGATTCCGGAGAAAACAATTATAAGCTGAAAGAACATTTCGGTAATCTTGATGTCACATCTTTCTTTGGGCCGGCATTAAGCGAAGGTGCTTCTACTTGCTTTAATGGTGTAACTGCCGTTACTTATGCAAATGGTGTTCTTACGATAACTGCTTCAGGTGCGGTTTCCTTGAAATCTCCGAAGATTCTTCAGGAAAATGGTGTTGTCGGCATTGAACAGTGGGTAGAATGAAAGTAGAGGGAGTTAACTTTGTCGATGAAGAAGTTAAGAAAATGAAGAAAAAAGAATTCATCAATAAACATAAGACTTCTTTCTTTCTTGATAGAACAGAAACTGAAAGAGAAAATATCCTCTCTGATATATATGACAGGATTGTTGGTGTCAGATCTCCTTTAGGGGATATTTAAATTTTTTGTTCATAATTCGGGGAGGTGAAATGCCTCCCTTTTTATTCTATGGGTACAATAAAGGATTTAGTTGATGGTTTTGCGATCCTCGTGGATGGCTTCGACGGAATGCTCCGTAAAACGATGGAGGAGAGCCGCGGTGATGTGTATGACCTCGTCATTGATCAGTTGTATTCCGGTGTAAACGGAAGAGATAAGCCGCTTCGTCCTACCTATTTGTATGATCCGTGGTTCAAGGGTGATGAGGCTGGTGGATGGAAAAACAACGGCAGGGGCTATGCGATGTGGAAAAAAGAGGAGCATCCTCCTACGCCTTCTTTCCAAGGTTATCCTCCCAGGGATATTTATACACCTAACTTGATTATTACCGGTGAATTCTATAGTTCGATTCGCGTGAATGTTTCATCTGAGGGGTTGAAGATCGGGAGTGATACTACAATGGGTAAAGATATAGAGAGAAAATATGGAAGTATTATCTTCGGTCTCGGTCAAAGATCCAGAAGTTATTTTGTTGAGTACGTCCTAAGTCCTGCGTTAAAAGAATACTTCTCAAGATTTGGTGTATTATGAGTTGTTGGTGTCAAGGCAATAAACGGCTTGCTTCTATAGAGAAAATGCGGGAAATCGCAAGAAAAGCTGCTAAAATGGAACAATCTGTGTTTGTCCTAATAGAAAAGCCGGATGGTACATATTATTTTGTCAAAGATGGAGAGGATTATACCGGCACCTTTGTTGAGTACGTATATCCATAATGCGACAAAAAGAACAGTTTTTGCATCATGTAGTCAGAAAAATCACGGGGATTATACAAAAATAAGAGGAAATATAGAGCAAATATATGCTGTTACAAAAAATAAAATAATTGTTTGTCGAATAGCAAAAACTTATTATATTTGCAGTGCGATGCAGCTTGGGGGAGCGCAGATAAGATATTAAGTATTTCCATAGAGTTGGGAATATATGAACGGTGCCGAAAGATCCTCAAGCGTTCGGCGCTGTTTTTTTTGTATTCCCGTGTGTGAAAGGGCACACTGCGAAAATTGTATGAATGATATTCAGGTTTTCAATGATGACTTGGCATCAATCGCCTTAAAAGCAAAAGAAACAAACGAAGTCCATGTTTATGAGCATCCTTTATTTGGCAAGATTCGTATGTTTGTTCAAAACGGTAAGACTTGGTTTTGCGGAACAGACATTGCAACATCTTTAGGGTACTCTAATCCTCGTGATGCGATAGTAAGACACTGTAAGTCACAGGGCGTCGTGATTCACGACACCCCCACAAATAGCGGAGTCCAGCCAATGAAATTCATCAGCGAAGGTAACGTCTACCGTCTGACAGCAAAAAGCCAAATGCCGAAAGCCGATGAATTTGAAAGTTGGATATTTGATGATATTGTCCCTTCTGTGATGCAGACCGGAAGTTACTCCGTCAAGCCATCATTGCCTAAAACTTACCTTGAAGCTCTCAAAGAACTGGTTGTAGTTGTCGAAGAGAAAGAGCGTTTAGCATTAGAAAATACGACTATGAAACCCAAGGCGGATTATTTCGACAGGCTGGTAGATAGGAAGTTGCTGACTAATCTGCGCGATACGGCAAAAGAGTTAAAAATACCTCAAAATAAATTCATCTCTTTGCTGTTAGAGAACAAATATGTCTACCGTGATACAAAGCGTAGATTGAAGCCTTATGCTGATCATACTCCATCTTTGTTTGAATTAAAAGATTATGAACATAATGGACATACCGGAACGCAGTTGCTTATTACTCCAAAAGGGAAAGAGACATTTCGGTTGATGTTTAGCGCATAAGAATTGTACAAATTAAAATGGAGAAATAATTATGGGAAAATTTTCATTCTATGAGCTGTTGCATAAAATAGACGATGATAGTAATTTAGCGCGTTGTTTTAACGAAGCATTGAGAAAACTGGGTATTGTAAGGATGATTACATCTCCGTCTACATTTGAAAGAATGTCAGAGGATGCAGATCAACATTGTATTGATTTGTTTTATGAATCTTGTTTGTGGGAAATGTATTTGCATGGAGTCATATCAAAACTACATGGCTGGCAGGCTGCTATAGATAAATATTTAAAGGAATTTGAGGGCAGTTGGAAGTATTATGCCTCATATAAGCGAATAGAATCAATCAAAGAATACGGCGGGGAGGATGAGGATTATGACGACAATGGCAATATCCGGATAGTGAATCTTTCCAATAAAGATCTGGAACACTATACGATTATCGGTGATTTGATTCAGAATGACTGGCGGGATATTGTGCAAGAGACAAAGCCAGAGCACCTGGACGGGTTGCTAGCGGCCCTTCAGACTCAGGGTGAGATGTCTATAACTGATATTGTCGCAAAGATAACAGGTCAGGAGATTCCTGTGTACAGAGAAGATGAAAAAGGTAAGATGGTTGAAATGTCTTTTGCTGATAAAGCTCTTTTGAAAGTTTCTAATAAAAGTAATGCGGAAGAATTGGCTATTGTCATATTGTTTGCTTGTATTAGCATTCAGTCGATAATCGAAGAGTTGAAGTCTCTTGATAAATTCAAAGATAATAACGGAAGGCTTATGTCTGTCTACAGGGATGTAGGATGTCTATTATCTATGAATTTTAAAGAAATGAGGGTGGTTGATAGTTTTTCTCAGAAGAAGTAGGTTTAATTAATAAAAAGGGTAGCCACAAAGCTACCCTTCCCTGTCGATTGGCGTCAACTTCAGTGCCGGACCGAAATCCCCGACCTATTATGTATGATTAATCCCGACCTTTCTTTCATTTCTCATTCGCTGGCTATCGGACATACATATCCGGCACCACGAAGTTTTCAAATGATAGCTCTTACCGTTCCGATATACTGTCCGGTTATAAAACCGGTGCAACGGAAGGGTTTTCCCGCAATGAGTACATAGTTTTAGTTCTACTCCGTCTGTTATAACTCGGTTCCTGGGCTTTCGCTTCACTAAATTACAGGATGCACATTCCTTTTCGCCGTATCTTCGACAATAGGCTATAGACCGTTCGCCGCATTTGGCAAAATGCATGATATACCCACAGAAACGTAAGCTCTGATAGGTACATATTATCTATCTTGATGATATATTTAGCGGGTATATCCATATTTTTTATATTTAGGAGGATTCCTCCTCGGTGATACATTGCTAGTCGTAATAGATCATTTGGAGTGCTTAAGTGTTCTTCCTTTGGTGAAGTCGTATTCAATAACCTTTCCTGTTTGCTTAATTCTTCCGGAAATGGATTGATTACTCCTTAGGAGCTTGGCTATTTCGTTGCGAGTAACTCCGTATTCCATTAACATCTTAACTACTGTATTATATGCGCGGATGATTCCTGCATTCTCTAGCACGATATCAGAATTTCTCATAACCAAGCGATGTATTTCTTTTTTGCAATCTTCCATTTCATGCAATAGACTCATGATCTCAGTCCCCCTATTTCTTAGTTCTGTTGTGAGGTTGACATGGTCATTATATAAATGATCGTACTTTATTTTTAGGTCGTTGTAAGCCTTATCCGTAGTAAGTGATTTCATGTGTTTATCTTTTATAAAATAATGTTTCTCCATTTTTTCTGAATGTGTAGTAGCCAGCTATGAGGCTACCAAGTATTATAATGATCTCTAGCATGATATTATGTTTTAATAGTTATTACATACTGATTGATATATTGCCGAAGCTCTCGTTATTTCAACGGACTCTGTAGTTATTTCTATTGCAGTATATTCTTCATATTTGAATATAGTTGTGGCTGTCCGGCATTGAAACGGACTGCGATAAATGTGTAATGTGATTAGGCGGCTGGATTCATCTCACCTTTTATTTGCTTGATGGCTTTCTTCACATTCCAATCATTTTCGTATAGGGCAATGATGAATCGCCTGCCTCTCTGCGTCCAGACCGTATATGTGTTGGTGTGGGTGTTACCTCTTTCGCTCGTGAAAATGTTGGTCCTTACATCGTGCATTCCCCATCTGTCATACGGAGCTTTCAACAGCCATTGGTCGGACTGTTTGTATTGTATACCAAGCTCTTTCAGTTTGCTGTTGAGCTTTTCCGCATTCATCCCTATCTCCTTAGCTACCTGTGTAGTGGTCAGAGTGTTGACCGATTGTAGGTGGGTGTCGTAGTAGTTGACCTTAGGGGCGGCCTGCTTGATTTCCTTCTCTTGCAATTCGATGGTGGCTTGCTGTTGTTCTGCTTTTACTTCGAGTTGCTGCTTCTCCTGCGCCAGCCGTTGTTTTTCCTCTTCCGATGATACTAGGGCTTTCAGGGCTTCGAGGTAGGTTTGCGGAGTTTGAGGTTTGCGCTTCTCTAGTTCGAGCTGTTCCCAGCGATCAATAATCTTCTCACGGAGTACTGCGTCGTAGCCGGAGGCGAGGATCAGGCAACCTTTCTTGGTGAGTTCGAAGCAGGGAAGTTCTTTATATCCTCCTCTTGGCTGTGGTTGCTTGTAGGATGTCTCCACAAAATTGTGGTGTGATACTCCTTGTTTTAGTAAGTTCCTGATGTCTCGCAAGATAGCATCATGTCTTTTGCCTGTAAGTTCAGCTATTTCAAGCGAACTCATTCTATCCGTGTCGTGGATTAACGTCGTCATCAAACTACTATTATTTGTTTGATGATGATTGGATGTATTGTTAAGCATAAACAATAAAAAAAGAGGTATAACTACCTTTCCCACTGCTTAACACATACATCCGATGCTGTGGTTCCATTACAGTTCCACATGGGGGTATACGTTACTTAACATTTTGAATAGTCACACTATATGTGGTTGCCTTACTTGGTGATTTGCCGACTTCTTTTTTATACGGACGAGTAAAGTCACGTATATGATCGAGAATGTCGTCTATCTCTGCGTCAACAAAGTCTTTTTGTTTCCGCCATTCCTCACGGGTTGGGTGGTTTGTGTCCACCTCCATTTTTATTGTTATAATTTTCTTCATTACTGATTTGTTATTAGTTAATCACTTCTCTATCTTCAACATAACATTCTTCCACTTCATAGGTTAAACCATTGAAGGGGTTGCCAGCACTTAACCGACATCCGAATCCCGTTTCAAACTCTACAAACTCTTCTATTTGCTCTTCAGTTGCTTCGACGTCAGGATCGTATTAAGATCTGTTGTTCCTATTAGCATGATTTATGTGTTATAACATTAAACATTTCTTTTGCTATCTGACGTGTAAAACTTATCAAGATTCCCCTTTTGCTTGACAAACTTTCTTTGACATAGCATTTCAGATATACTGTTGGAAAGCTCCAAAGCCTTTATAGCTTCTTCATCGCCATCTTTAGCTCTTGATTCAAGTTCAGCACGATATTCCTCATAAAACAAGCCATTCGTCGGCTTGGCTTCTTCTGCATTGTGAGCTTTATGTTCGTTATATGACTGATTATCAGCAGTAGAGCAACGCTCTTTATTGTATTCCTTAAACCAGCTCATAATAACTTGACCGTCAATGCGATTATATATCTTGCCATACTTCATCTTCATAGCATTTTTAAAGCACAACTTGATATCGTCCAGTTTCATGTATGCATATTCCTCAATAATCAGATCTACGGTCATTGCAACTTGGACATCAGACATCGTTTCTGCTGCATTGAAGAATTCTAATGCGTCAGCTAGTAGATATACTACTGCTGCACGAGCTTTTGTCTCTCCAAGATTCTTAATTATAGTCCCAATCAAAGGTTCATGGGAAAGAAATACGTCTTCAATCCTTCTTGGATTCAGCGCCTTGCAGTATTGCTCCGGCGAGTTGCTTAAGGCGGCTAACTGACTCCCTTCTTGTTGTCGCAGTATCAGCTCGTTTTCCATTATAATTTCCCTCCAGTATCTTTGTATAATTAGCTTGTTTAAATATCCAATCAAAATCACATTTCCAGTTGTGGTCATTGCCCCCGAGGAGAAAAGAACTTTGAAGCACAAGGTTAAATACAGTTCTAATGCTTTCTTTGCCGTATTGGGCTATACGTGCTTTAACTGCTTTCTTCCGTGTTTCGGTCATTGATTTTATAGCCGGAAGCTTATCTCTAAACAAGCTATTATACCAATTCATCAAACCTACCCAATCAATTTTTGGGGAGTGGGACAAAGAAAGCTCGTCTTTCTTTTCTTCTCCGTTAGGAGAAGTTTCTTTATTATTTTCCTTTTCTTTTCTTTTCTTTCTATTTACTTTTACTTTACTTTTACTTTGTTCATTATCGCTATGATTAATTGAATTATTTGTGCAATTAATTGAATTGTTTGCACAATTAATTAAATATTCGGGGATAATAGTCGTTTCTTTGCGTTGATAAGTAGCAAGAAGAAATCTCTTTTGAATGCCAGAAGATGTGAGTATTTTATACCTCTCATAAAGTTCCTGATCGAAAAAACCAACCTGTAATGATTTTATCAAAACTTCTTTTACTGCGCCCTCGGAAACCCCAACTGTGTCAGCAATAACAAAAGGCAAATCTTTGTCCCACAAAATGTAATACCCTTCATCCTTGTAGATATTACACAGCAGGCAAATAAGTATAGAAGTAGATTGAGACCCACAGGCCCGTGATATCTTTCTTATCTTAACATCTGTAAAGAAACCAACATCCATAGGGAAATAATCTATTCCCTGCTTTGTAGGTCTTCCAGCCATAATTGTTTAATTAATACGCATGAATACAATTTCTCTTACTATCAGCGACAAAACGCCGTTTAAGCTTATAACAGTAGGCAATACGTGGATTTCCCTTGGCTGTGGGAACAATAGTTCCATTATTGCATTTTGCGCAAGTATCTGGGCGGATAACTTGCTTGTCTGATTTCTTTTTCATGATTAATATTGTTGTAGGGCTACCTACCAGTAGCCCCCGTTGGTTACATTAAATCGGTAATACGTTTGGATGTTTTTTGTAATACAAGTTGGTAAGTGCAGATTTTAATTGCTGATAGTTTTTTACTATACCTATCTCAATCCATTGTGCGATATTCATTTCAAGTTCGTATAATTCCCTCAACTTGCTTTCGTCTGCAATTTTGTTTCTCATTTCACTTTCATGCTTCCCATATACTATGATATTAAGAGAACGAGCAAGGTCTTTTACTTTTTCTCTGAATATTTCTTCGGGAAGAATAGATTTTACGGCCTTACACATTGTTGGATAAGCATCGCCAGACAAATTACGAAACTTAATCATTTCGTCTTGAACAAATTTTACTACATCGTATTTGAAGTAGGGATTAATCCACATACTTATATCTATAAATAGCATCGGATGAACCCAAGTACCTCCATGTTTTCCTCTTGTGGCATCAATTATACCCTTGCCGCTGTGAATGTTCTCCTTCTCTAATATCACCTTTATATAATCAGATGTTGAACTATTATTCATATAGTCATCCAAATCCTTCTTTTTTAAAACCCCATTTTTCTGGGTATTTAGAATTTGCTGATTATCAACATGTGAATTCCACTGCTTCAGCAATTCCGTTGCATTGAAAAAGCCATCACAAGTTCGTTGTGTTACTTTGAATTCACCCATCGGGCGAACCATAATTTGATTTGTCTTCATATAATTAAATTTTTAGATTTTACTTTGGTAAAAAAACTTCTCTCCCTTTTTGCGAAAAGTGAGGTAGCCCACATATAGGATACCAAGCACGATTAATATTTCAATCATGGCTATTATCTTTTAATTATCCCTGTCCTTCTATATTCTTCCCATTTATCGTACTGTTTCGTTTTAACGAGATAATGGAAACATGAACACTTTAGCTCTACTTCCTGTCGCTCGATTATTCTAGTCCATCGGAGCGTTTCCCTTGTTCGTTCAAGCTCTTTTTCAAGAGCCGCTATTCTTCGTTTGTCTGCTGCGCTTGACTTGGCTACTTTTGGTAGTACTTCGGCTGTCTTGTGGAACACTTCACGATACACATCAATACAGGACGAACCTTGCGAGCGATGAAGTATTCAAGGCAGGAGACGGAGAGGTAGTAGTCAATCTTATTTTGCCCGCCTCTCGTTCGCTCACCATTTTGGGCGAGCGGCTGATAATCAACGCCTTCTATGAAACTTTCTTTTAAAGCTCGTACAGCCTTGTCTTTTGCTGAATAGCACAACATCCAGCAACTATCAAGGTTTACAGGATAGGTTATTTCCATTTTGGAAATAGCCAGAATAGTTTTGAAATAACGTTTGATTTCTTCGGTTGAAGAAGATAATGATAAGATGCACGTGTCGTGTGCAGACGTGAGTCTACAATTTACTATACTTCGATTGCTACTCAATTTCATTGGACTTGGCATGTGATGAAATTTGAGTTATTAAAATAAGAAAGGCTATCGCCTCACGAACCGCCAAGTCCAAGTTATTACATAATTGTAGTAACTCATGTGAGTGATAGCCCCTATATCTTGCAATATAAACGCAAAGCATAGCCACAAAAATAGCTACTACAAATAATGTCTAATACATGAACTTGGCGTGTTCACCGCAAAGATACACTCAAATTTCAAAATACCAAATGAAAATCTTATTTTTTTAATCCAAAGTCCTAATCGTTATCTCCACACGTGGATTTTCCTTGTCTACAAACTTGCGTGCATGAATAAGACAACAATTATTGTCGTTCTTAATGCATTTGATTCGCTGAAGCACATCTAATTGTAGCTTTAATACATTATCAAGGTCGCTCCGTTTACTTGGGTAGTACACATCAATATAGAACTCAAATGGCTCGTTGATATTCAAATCCCTCAACTTTCCTGCCTGCCAAATAAAGGATTCCTCATACTTTTTCAAGGAATGAGTTTTGGCTAGGCATCCGTGCCCGTTGATTGATACTATCTTATAGCAATTAGCCTTAGAAGGAGCGTTCCCTTTGATTATTGTCTTATATTCCATACTATCGTCTGGCATTCTTGTTTGGTGATTGTTATTTTCATGTGGAGACGGGGCGATTCGAACACCCAATCAAGGACTAAATCCTTTTGCGCTACTTCCAAGGTTAATTACTCCTTATATCTCACGTACCGTACTTTCTAACATGTGCACCTCTCGAAAGTCAAAAGCACTCCACTGCGCATCTCCATGTTCGCCCGCCAATCTTCACAGACAAGCAGGCTGGGGTAAAAAGGTTAACAAAGCTATTCCTTTGCTTCATAAGGATATACATCCATAATAGGCGTTTCAGACACAGATGCTATTTGATAATCTGCCATCGTCCCCTTCATGCCTTCGTCTAGCTTCTTGACAGCATCTCTTAAATTGGAAGCCTGAACAAGTACATGAGTAGATGTTTTCTTTTCAGCACCGCTTTTTTCATCAAGCGTGATAAATACCAATTTGCATTTAAACCAGCGATCAGCCGATTCTTCTTCAGAAAAGAATATCTCCGAATAATTAGCTCTCTTTATATCAGAAACTGTAAACTCCCCACTGATAAAGGGTGTCATTTCTTCAATACATTTACCTTCACTCTCTGTGAAAGACAGAGCATCAAACAAATAAGGTTCTGTAACCTTTTTCTGCATTCCATTTTCCGCTACTTTCTCATAACGGATTTTCACTTCAAACCATGTGTGCATCATAAATAACTATTTTTATACAAATTCTTTGTTTCTTCCAACTTCAATTTCCATCAGTTGTATTAGTCGTTCCTCGTTTGGGGCAGGGAGATATACAGAAAAAGCTTCATTCATTACAGACCAATTTCTCCATCTTTCTATAGATAGCGACATTTCTCTCGTGTCAAGCTCGTAAGTATGCCTTATGTATCTCACTTTCTCACCGGCTATTTCTTTATCTACAAAATAAATGTCCTTGTTTATTTCCTTATATATTGACTCTGCTTCATCATTTGTATATCCTGTTTGCGTAGCCCAGTATCCAATAAGAAGCCATAAATAAGAATTTTGATTCAGGCTTCTTTTAGGCTTCTTTTCTGTTAATTCTACTATTTTCCCGTTTTTAACAAGCAAAGCGGAACGAGATTTAAACTGTTCCGCTTGTAATGGATTAGAAAGATCGTACAACATGATTTATAATTTACTGTAAATCATTATTAGCCATGATATTATCATATAGATTCCTGATATGATATATCTGTCATCACGCTTTCCTCTAAAATTTATCAGAATAGCTATCGCCAACACTGATAAGGCACATAACCGCATTGCTAACATAGGTCAAAAAGGAAGGTCGTCATCAGGTGAAACACTGGGAGCTGAATCAACCTGTTCCATACTTGGAGCACTTGGTTGTGGATTATAAGTTTGCAAGTCACCCAAGAAGTAATTCACCCAATCTTTTCTTTCTTCCTTTTTAGGAGAACAGGATACATAGTGTGTGTAAGTGTTACTTCCAAATGTAGCAGGTTCCTTACGCTCTCCTACCCATATATTCAGGAAAATACGCTCTTTACCATCTTTACACATTACTTTTTTCATCTGCTCACGGGGAATATCCGAGAGGCAGATGCTACCAAATAAACTACTCATATTACTTACTTTTTAAATGTTATACTATACGATGTTGTACTTTGTTTACATGGAGGATTTAAGGTAAAAACTTCTCCACTATCTTCGTCAATTTCAGTTTTAGGCTTAGAAATTGCTTTTAAAAAAGTCTCCCTGTCTTTACATTGCTGGTTTATTTCTTCCCTCTGTTTAATAAGACGACTATATACAGGATCATTGCAAATGGAAAAATCATATGTAACACCAATTTCCTTTATTTGAATTACTGCACCTAAATAGCTGGGAGACTCACCTTTCCCATATTTCTCGCATTCTTGTATTACTGCATCTTTTATGTTTTCATCCTTTAAAAACGTATTTATTGTTTCAGAAATACTTTTCATCTGAACCACTGCATCAATCGGATTTATATCACCATCAATAACTTTGGAAATAAAAGCATTAGCCATTTCTTTCTGTTCCGTCTTGGAAGATGGGATTCTGTTGATTATTAGTTTATTACTCATTGCAGATTATGATTTACTTTATATTGATAATAATTTTCGGAAATCTTATTTATTTCATCATTCGTACATCTATAATTCTTCTCTATCAAATTAATTATAGAAAAACGTTGTTTATTTTCTCTTGCAAAAGATTCATTCCTATAAATCCATTTCATCAAATCTTCTCTTCCGAGAAGAGAAGCGTTTAAAACTTTGCGATTATCATTTTCTATTTGTGATTTATTATACTTGGTAGAATCATTGTCCCAATACACATCAGCAGCCATACCCAAAGCCTTGCAAGAAACAGATATAGCGTCAGTTAAAGCCATTTTATAACATTCGTCTGACGTATATGCTCCATTCTTTTCGTTAACAACAAATGAAGCTCCTCCAACCCCCTGTATTCCTTCACTCCACTCACCATTATATTTGACGAAAAGGTTGATATGCACAAAGCTTGATATTTCTCCATTTGCACCTTGTTCATTCCACATTTTTATAATCTCATAACGCCAACCAAATCCGCAAGGGCCAAACTGTTCTGTTAGAGTTTTAATTCTCCACATAGGATTGATATCTGTCTTTCCTTTTAAACGACCTGCTGAAATTGTTTTTTTAGCATTGTCTGGAACTTGCCTTATCTTATCGTAAAGTTCAAGACAATTATCATTCCATTCCTTCATATCATATATTATTTAAAGTGTAAAATAGTTCCCGGATACCGAATCAACGGACACCGGGATTAAATCAAGATAATTTGCGGATAACCTCACCGCCGTACGAATTTCTAGTTAGTTCTATAAACTCATAGACGGTAAACTTATCATTATCTACATCTATACCTTTATCCCTACAAAAAGACTCTCTCCCAGCTTTACAGCTCCCAGTAAGATCCCTCCATTTTTCAAAAGCTTCAAATGCAATTTTTAAACCTTGATCTATAGCGTATTGTACAACAGCATCCATAATTTAATAGTTTCTGACAACCTGAATATATCCGGCTTCTTTATTGTTCACCACTTTATATAAAAGTTGTCTCTTTTCAATAATTCTCTCTTCTCTAGCTTTTCTATTCAGTTCGATAGTGATTCTACGTATTTTTAATAACATTTCATCGCTATGACCAAATTTAATAGCGTCTTCTTTCTTTAGAAGTTTTTCTTCTATATGTATCCTTTCCTTGCTTTTATCAAATCCTTTTTTTCCTTTTATTCCTTTCATAATACAAATATTTAAATATTAATTTGTGGACAATAAAGGAATCGAACCTCTTTTTCACCCGTGAGAGTACGTTCTAACCATTAAACTAATTGCCCGTTTGCCTGTATCACCTTAGATACAGGACTTTACATCGAAATACCACACTTGACACAATGCAAATGCGACAAAAGAAAGCCAAAAAACAACATTAAATTCATTTGCGAACAATATCGTCATGGCAAGAGATATTATCCAAATAATAAATAATGGTATACGTTTCATATTATATATGTATTAGTTAGTGCCCGCACCTTGATCCGATCAAGACATCACGTAAACAGTGCAATTGTCCGTACGGGCTATATATTAACTTACTCACGTTGCTTCCTTCCGCTCATATCATCGCTGGTTGGCTATTACGCTATACTTCGCATCGGCTATACTGCTTATCTGCGCAGGCTAATTTAACGTGCCCTGAACACGGATTCATTTTTGAGGGTTAATCCTCCCATCCCGAATTAGGATTCATCGGTTTACCGTTGTGCCCTGAAAGCGTTTCGCTCGCTTCTTTCGTAGATTCTAACCTAACAGAGCCACTTGTTTACTTATCAAACTTAAAACGTAAATTATCACATCCTTTTGGGACTTATTGATGGCAGTCAATTGTTGAGCTGTCACTTCATCTACTACTGCCAATTTTCTTATATACTTTCGAGTGAAAGCTAACCCCTCTTTTATCTCTTCTGTACTCATAATCATCTCCAAGAACTATCATAATTGACATATTTATCAGCAAAGAATGCTTTCAACACATTTCCCTGTTTTGGCTCAATCGTTCTCGGATTCAACGATGCTACATATTCATCCATTTTGAGGCGAGCGTCCACCCAAGAAGTACGCAAGGCAGATTTCAGAGAATAACCATATTGGCGTACATACAACCAAGCTCTCTGCATGATGGCTTTCATGTTATATTTACCATTTCTTACTAAAGCGTAATCTCTATTTTTCATTGTCTTACCTATTTTTGATTATTACTATTGTTTCTGCCAAATTTTATGCTTTTATTTGTATAAAATTTATTTGTATTGCAAATATAGCCCTAATATTTGGACTAGCAAAATATTAATCTTAAAAGTTGGACTACAAAACATTATTTAACTATTAAACCGTATTATACATTATTATATAGAATCATGGAAATAAAAGAATTTATCAAAGAAGTGATAGGAGATATCACAGATGCTGTTATCGAAATTGACACTACCTATGTATGCTTTTGGTATGCTAAAAAGTTCGATTGGCGTCAACTTTCAGTGTTGGGGGTTCTTTTTTACTCTATCCCCCAAAAGAGTTACATTTGTTATGATAACCGGCCTTCTACTTTACCGGAAACTTAGTGCTTAATAATCATTTCGAGATGTTCCTCGATTTGATAAATAATCAATGTTTCATTTTAACCTCCTTTCTTGACTTTTCGGTTATAGACTATATTTCCTATTATTATGAACAAAAGTGCCAATGCTGTTCCGAATGCCCAGCCGCCTAGTTCCAGCTTTATCTTCTGCCATCTAGACAGCTCCTTCTCTACCGGGTAAGGGACCTGGATTGAATCAGTCTTGATGACCGTATCCGTGTTGTTGATTGTCAGATACCGGTATAGGTATTTGTACCTCTCTTTGTAGACGGTATCCCCTTTTATAAGAAGGAACACACTGTCACGTTGGTATATACTGTCGAACCGGATGCTGTCACGGGTCTTATATTCTATTCTCACAGTCTCTACCGGAACATACTTGATGCTCCGGCAGCTTGTGAAACATGTTGCCAGCGTCAGCAAAATGGTATAAAAGAAAGCTCTCATAGCGTATCCTTACTCGTCCAATCCGGACCCGACAACAACACACTCAACTCTTCGCCTTCGTAGGTAGGATAAGGATAAATCGGATTTTCCGTTTTTTCTTCTTCATCCAATAATGGCAAGGTCGTAATAGACGGGAAAAGAGCTTCGTAATGAACTATCTTCATGATTACCTGAATACCGTCAACGCTCTTTCGTGGGGTCAGGTGCAGTTCGTCGAGCATCTCTTGCGGTATCTCGTCCAGTTTCTCTGATGGGAATACAATGTATTTCATACGCTTTACTGTTTAATTCGTTATGTTACTCACTAATATCAGTTACATTATACATATCTAAAGTGGCTAAAAAAGCACATTCTTGGCAAAGTTGTCTATTTTCTTCCGTGACATCTACTGCCCCATATTTATTATCACCTGCGGTTCTTTCCTCCTCTGTCACTACATGTATTGATGTATTTCCCATAATAGATTTATTTACAAAGGGAGAAAACAATACTTGAAACCAAGTGCAAGCAGATAAATACCTGCCTACCCCATATGACAAATGCGAACCGTCCCTTGTTATATCATGCTCCGTCTGCAATGATGTATTCCGTGCATTTTGAATTGTTGTCCCAGTCGGAATAATTAAGTCTATCCCTACCTCTTGAACAAGACGTTTGACGCTACTAACTATCTCATTGTATCTAGCAATACCAACAGGAGCACCACCATAACCAGTCCAATAGGCATGTATCAACTGGAAACCTATACACACATTCTGATTAGTGCAGTTACGTCTTAATATTTCCATATACTCTTTTAACGATGGTTCCCATTTGTCATATTGGTTAGCCAAAGTAGAGACCTGCTGTATTGTGATTATATCCCAGTCTTGTGCAAGTAATTCTTTTAATGTGCCGGATGTTTTACCAATATCATAAGTCCCCACTCTTCTGGATATTGTGACCGTCTCGTTGGATTTATATTTATCAACCCAAGTCTCAAAAGAAGCCCTGCTCATAACGGCTATATAGAGGCATAATTTTGAAAGATCCGCTCCTGACTTCTCCACAATATCTCCTAAATATGCAGTAGGATCGTCTGTATAAGAATTTCCTATTGACAATATCTTCAGATTTTGGACATTCTTAGGATACGGATTATTTCTGTATCTAGGAGATATTACTCTTCTATCAAGCTCTTCAGTTTTCTCTTTTATTAATTCTGATTGTTCTACCAGCTTATCTATTTTTATATCTAATCCGGTAGTTATTTTCACTTTAAATTTAGGTTCACTAACGACTATATTGTTTATATATAAATATCCATTTTCATTGATAGTGATAACTTTAGGTTCATTCAACGTATTAACGTTAGCATCAGCCACTTCTATAATCTTTAGAGACTCGTCCGTAATGGCATAAGCTCTACCATTATTTCCACCTTGAGTAGCAATAGTGCATATGTTGCCCGCAAAGACCGGCAGCTTCATACATTCCCATTGAGAGCCACTATCCGAAAATAACACTGGTTCCAACGGTGCTATTCCTCCTACACCTTGTGTTAAAGCATAATAATACCCTTTTTGTGTGTCATCATGAGAGTATTCTTTTATTTCTTTAACGGAAGATATCGGAATATCTGTCATCTTAGTCTCTATTTCCTCAAAATTCCCATCTATCCCTTGCGCAATGACTCCCCATTTTTGCTCGGAGTCTTTTGCTATGTCAAATATCTTTTCCATATTATTCGTTTTTAATTAATGTTTCATTTGAAATTAAAGTATCGTTACCTAACATTGTCAAGTAGCTGGAGATAACTATGCTGATCTTCTGAGGAGATTTGGTGACCTTTCCGGTTATCTCGTAGGTTCCATTGTCTCCAGAGATGGATATGTCGCTGATGGCGTTAGATGATACGCCTATCAGCTTATCAGAAGCGTTTGACAAGGTTATGGTGATAGTTACCGTGCTACCTTCGGTTACATACACTCCCGGATTAACTGAGTAGGAGATCGAGGAGTAAGGGATGTTACTCTTTACAATCGGTCTAAACTCGATCATATCCGGATATAGCGTTCCTGCCCTTATACTTCTTCAGTTGGCGTTCAAGGAGGAATTCGGAGAGGCTGTAGGGGAAGAGCATGAGAGACCATAATGCTAATTTAGCAAATCTAGTATCGTTGTCTCTATATGTACCAAGCCATAATTTATCACTATCTACAAATGTTGGTATAATATTTATGTATTGACCATTATTTATATACTTAGACTGATAAAAAACTCTTCTTATTGTATCATCTGTATTAATTATATTTCTACCTCCGAAAGAATAAGAAATTTTTTCTCCATTATTGGATATAGTATTAAACATAAAAGCTCCATTGTTCTGTGATTCAGCTTTAGATAATACAGCAGCATCACCATTAGAGCCGATATTTATCCTAATTCTTTCATAATCGGCAACAACTGTATAGTCCTTCAAAACAGGGAGACCGGTCACCTTGCCGAAGTCGTTGATTCCGTCGAGATATAACGCACCATCAATTATTCCACTTTCCCCTTCCCAGCCGATATTGTTTAGCTGAATGTTGTGACCACCTACAAAGTCAATCAACTGATCGTTGAACTCTGCATGGTTATCGTTAGTGATACCTTGCTTCTTGATGTTGTAGTATAACTGAGGCTTGATGATCTGTCCTGGACGGTCCAAGTTGAAATAGGAGATGATCTGATTGATTTCGTCGGTGGTCAGGACTTTGTTGGCGATGAAGCCTCCTGCGTAGGCAATGCTAGATAACTCTTTTAACTCTCCGTAATAGTTCTTATAACCACAGACCGAAAATACTCCGTTAAGAGCAATACCCTCGTTATTTCTAACGGCAATATAATCGCCCTTATCTCCCAGTATGTTGTTTATGACCGAGTGAGCCGTACCGTTAAAAGTATAACCATATATACCTGTTTTCCCAACATCTTTGACGTTATTTCTAAGATAACCTCTAGTAGTAGGGGAATCATAATAACTAATTTGATTGTTTAGCCCTTTACCACTTACACTTCCGGGAATCTGTGATATCTGATGGATAATACTCACCACGGTAATCTCATTACTGCCCTCCAACATCTCAGATACAGGCTTGACAGACTCGATCATGTCGTCTACTCCGTCTGTACATAGCCAGCCTTCGAAGTCGGTTCCCGGTAATCCATATCCACTGCCCTCCGCAAATCCGAAGTTCAGCAGGCGCATGTCGTTCCCGTTTGGTGTCAAGTCCTTCAAAACAGCCCGGTCAGGGTCGTCGTTAGTCTTGCCCCAGGTGGATATAGCCATCTTGACATGGCTGAGTAGTTCGGGGTCGATGTAGGGACGACCGGAGCCGGAAGAAGCTACCGGAACTCCCAAGCGTATCGCATTCATGCGAATAGGATCAAGCCCTATCGCATCAAGCTTAATTGGATTTAATCCTATTGCGTTCATTACTCTTCTGATTCAAAAATAGAAGCCTTTACCGGTTCCGTTTCACATTCGATTTTAAGATACTGTCCGGGGATACAACCGACAACCGGACAAGCAAACACTTTTGTATAGCCTCTACTCGGCAGTGGAGAGTAATTCTGCCCGTCATAGCTTATATACACCCAAAGTTTACCGCCTTTTTCAAATGTAATCTGCAATCCTACTTCCGCAGAATTTACCTGAACGGCATCGCTTACATAATTCTTCTCGCCCTTCGTAAAGGTTATAGTTGTTTCTTTCATGATTATTCCTCCTATTTTTTTGCTGTTATCACTGTATTTCGTAAGAAATTCGGATACTCTGCCCGCACATCAAAACAAGGACACGCCTTGATAAATTCTGCCGGTTCCACCTCACCAGATCCATCCAGATCAGGTGAAGCATCTCGATGACCGAGCAGCTCGATGATAGGATACTCTTTACAGAGCTTCGCTATCAATTCGCGCAATGCTGTTTTTTGCTCGACAGTACGGGTATCGGCCGGTCTTCCACTCGCGTCCATACCACCGATGTAGCAGATACCGATACTATGTTTATTATAACTAATACCGGAAAACCCTTTCGTGTTACAATGTGCTCCGTCAATGGATAATGACCGACCGTTTTCTACGGTACCATCTAAATCAATTACAAAGTTATAGCCAATTTGATTAAAGCCACGCGCCCGGTGCATCCGGTCAATATCCTTAGCTCGCAAGTCTTGCCCGGCACGTGTTGCCGAGCAGTGAATGATGATTGAGTCTATATCTTCTCTTTTCATATACTTTCCTCCTATATAATTAAAATCAATACCAATATCTGAATAACCTGACCGATAAGACCTCCAATCAATGTCGCAGCAATATCCAGCCAGTCCCATTTGCCGCCCCATTGTTTATCCTTGAATTCCATTCCTGCCGCCAATCCTGCGACAAACAAGATGGTAAGTAGTACACCTGCCGGGATAGCGTAAAGCAGGTGCTTAGGACGGTTACTTTCTTTGATCCAACTCATGATTTTCTTCTTGAATTATGTCTCTCACATCTTCTTTGTCAACCTTGAACACCTTCTTTCCAAAGACTCCCAAAGCTCCAATTACATTTATATTGATCCCCTTTGGTTTCAATATATTGCCGACAATCGAACACCCTTCGATGAAGCATACCAATAAGCAGGAATACACATCAATAGGATATCCGCTATGACTTGCCACAGTGATCATGCAGACCATGCAGACAAAAGCAAAATAAGTAACCATCTTTCCCATAGTAGCGCGAATTGCACGAGAGAATCTGACTTTTTCACCCATTAGCATACTTTTTCTGACACCGAAGAGAAGATCACAAAGGATTACCGCGCATGATACAATCAGCCACGGAATCATATCCTGCAATGACTCGGAAACAAATGCGGTAGCGATTGCCGCAAATCCGCCTGTAGTTGTATGTACTATAGCTTCCTTCATAGCAAACAAGTCAAGTAAACGGTTAGCAATGAAATTAACTCAATCCAGAACATCGATTTGCATGCCGTCAGGTCCCATATAAGGTTTCCGGACCAATTCTTGACTACAAACGTTATCGCGTAGATCAGAAATGCAGCCCATAGCAGCAGCCAATACCACGAATTGCATCCTACCCATATTTGGGAGAATACAAGCGACATCACCGCGCCGGCTATATGAGCTTTCTTGTGTGCTCCTTTAAAATTCGGGGATACTCCCAATACAATCATTCCGACTACAGAAAGAAAGATCAGGAACTGACTGTTTTCTGTACTTGCATCCAATGCGGCCGGAAGCAACAACAAAGACGGGAGAATCATGCATATACCGAACCAATACCTGTTACTCAGAATGTAATAGGTATCGGAAATAGAATAAGGGATACCCTTTGTCTTGTAAATCATCACACCAACATAAGATGCGAAAACCAATAATGATAGTATTGCCAAAATCATAGTTTTATCTGTTTATAATGAAAACTCTAGTTTATTCGGATAACCGGTCTTGTAGTTGTAAGACTCGACTTCCTCTCCCGTCTGCAATCCCCGAACGAAAGCAATATGCTGCTGCGTCACATTATAGCAATCAAGAGCATATAACTCTAATGAGTTCAGCATAAGGAGAGCACTTGAAACAGGTATCGTATACTTTACCGCATCAAACCATAAAACGGTATCCAGTCTTCCGGCCTGCTTCTCAATATTGATTGAGTTAACAAGACCTACGCGGTCCTCTTTGGTAAGCCACATTCTCTTTCCGGAGAGAGTGAATGAATTCACAGCGTCTGACTTGTCATAAGCATTAATATCCGCTATCTTCATCTCTTTTAGTTCATCAAGGGTATACTCATGATCAACCAATACGGGATAGCCGCTTTCGTTCTCCCTTATTTCCTTTCCGGATGACTGACCGTCCAGCAACTCCTGCCAGTATTCTTCCGTTATCTCTACTGAACCTTCTTGTGGCTCATCGTAGAATCCTTGTTTCCAATATTTTGCCATAATATTATTTATTTCCAACGCCCAACGGCTATCCAATAAAAAGGATTAGTTCCCGCGCCAGTACCATTACTATCCCCAACGGTATATCTACTACGTATTCTAAAAAGGTTTGTACCTACCGATATTATAAAACCAGAAACAACATTCATACCGCTGCCCGGTTCGTAGTAGGTAATCACAGGAACATAACTGGTATTATAAAATGATAGTGGTAAATACACATAGGTGTCGTTGCTTGAGCTTGACTTGTATCCCCACTGAATCAATAAACCATTATTAAACTTAGCATATCCGTTCATGCCCAAGGATACAGTCATAGCGTTAGACAAGTCTGCCTTTGCCAAGTCGGGAATCATGTTCAGCAATTCTACAACTCTATCCCCTGTAAATCCGCTATTATAATCACTCATGCAAACTCTTTTTTAATCACATTAAACGTACTTCCATCTGACAACAAGAAACGTCCTTCAGCAACAGCAAATGCCTGTCTCTTGCCTATTTGGGAGATGGTAGTGGAGACAGATGCCTGTACTCCACTATTAGTTGTCCTAAACACAACAGTCTGCTCCCTGTCGAGTCCTTCGTTGGCAACATCGCTTGACACGCTTGCGGTTCCATTTGAACCGGGAGTGATAACGATGTTGCCTTTTCCTTCTTTCCAAGGAATCTGCATGCTCATTATGCGGCAGTCCAAGAAGTGTTAGACGTAACATTGACGGATACAGCAGATCCACTCTGAGGAATAATAATTTCCGTCGGAGAAACAGACAATGTAGCATCACCGGCAGCCTGTTTGATAGCAATCTGAGCAGCCTGTCCTCCATTCGCTGTTACCTTTAAGGTTCTAACGACCTCTTCGATAGTATCGTTTTTAGGAAATTCCAACTCGATAGAGAAAGGAAATTCCGCAGTAGCCCCCGGGTCACCGATAATAGTAGCCGCATTGTTAGTCTGAGTTCCATTCGCGCTATACTTTGCAGGCAAGGTAACATCCGTTACGCTTCCCGCCCACGCAAACGTCAATTTCGAAGAGTTTGTTTTACCCTCGATGGTCACTGTTCCTGCTGTTTTAGGAGCAGACATCTCAGAACCATTATCAAAGGAAGCAAACTCAGACTTCGGTGACTGAGTTACCTTATAGACCGAAGGGGTGGATACACCGACACCGGTCACCGTTACTGTACCAGTACGAGCTGTACGCCCAGTATGAGCGTCCGCGCTATTCGCAATAGTTCCGTTACCTGATCCGGTAGACGGATTTAATTTTAACCAACTAGGTTTTGCCATAATACAAAATTTAAATAAAACAATTCAATTAACTATATCATTCTTCCTGCACAGCATGCCATACCACATTGGACAACACATCGACGTTATCCTCGAAGTTATTCGAAGGCATCAGCCATATGTAATCAGGGTCAACTTTTAGATAAGCCTGTTTACCAACATCACAGACAACCCCTATCGACACCTTCATGCCCGTTGCCGAAGCGGAAACCTTCATCTCATCAGCTTTGGCCGATACATTTCCAATGCCCTTGATAGCTTCGATATGTACAGATATGCATCCCATTTTACACTGTCTTTATACCGGTATTCATCTTATCTACCTCTACTCTTGTTCCGCCTTCATAGTCGGAGTCAGGAAGGTAAGCCGTAGTCTCCAGCCAGATTTCCCCCGATCCGATAATCTTAGTGTCAACATAGCAGCTGTAGCTGTTCTCATTAATGCGTACCATCTGAGACTTCTTTATCGTCTGTGAGGCGGAGAAGACAAAGAAGCGGCATTGGAAGTCCACATTATCCATCGTCAGCCCCGAAGGGAGGTCGATGGAGATTGCCAACTTGATTATTGTACCTTTTGCTCGCATGCTTCTAATAAGATTTTATTCACCGCCATCTGGACGTATGCCACAAAGCAGGTAGATGTATACTTTTTCACAGATTCCACCTGCTCCGGAGATAATTCTACCTCGCCATTTTTATAGATGTTCTGAGCCAACTCCAGTTCACCCAAGTCTGCCGTTTTTTGATACATCGCATTACCAAGCGCCTTGCTGATATCGACAGTACTCTTATTCCCTTCGATATCTGTTACTTCGATTTCTCTAAAGTCTATTCTCATAAGTATGAATTTTATTTTTCAGTTAAACTAACCTCTGTTTCGTCCCATAATCGCTACAAAAAAGTCCGAATCACCATAATTACCATCCTTATGGAAGGTACGCACATGAAAGCTCCCTGAAGCTATATTTGATAACGAGGCAATTGACCACACCCCATGGACAGCTGTTGCAAAAGGGAAATACTCATTCCCCAGATTATGGTTGATAACATAGTCACCAGCCGCAGAACGACCTACGTAACCGGCAGTGCATCCGTCTCCCCAGGACCTCATGACAAACCCATCGCTACCTCTGATATAGGCCGCCCAAAGCACTCCGGGCGCATTCCAAATATCACCGTCACGCTGATAAAACCTATGATTACCAGCACTGTCGATAGCGTATCCATATTTGCTTCCCGACCCATTGGAAAGCACTTTCAGAGCATCACCGCCTCCGTAAGTCGTCACCCATATACCGTTACCCTCGTCATTACGTACATACATCAACGCCTCGGTTGGATTTATCCGCAGGAACTTGCCTCCGTTTATGTTGAGGTAGATATTGGCATTACTTTGCCCTGAAATAGCTAGCCCTGTACTTGTTATATTCCATTCTCCTATTTTCCCGCTATCAGCCTCAATTGTTCCTTTAAATTTATATTGTTGATTTATCGGATCGAGTTCAAAGACAACTTCATCTTTTACCAAAGCGAAAATTCCTGTGCGTTTTTCTCCGTCAATGGTGATACAATCCCTGCCTAACGCAATACCGGTCAGTTTTCCACTGCTGTCCTTCGTCCCAGAAAACATCTTTGGGGATACGATATACTCCCCGTCAATCTCTGTCTTATTATTATTCCATTGTTCGACCCAAGGGAGTAGATTCGCGTCTTTTCCGTCCTCTCCCGGAATACCAGGTTCACCCGGTTTACCATCCTTCCCGTAATGACCAAAGAGACGATAGTTCTTATACTCTCCCCACTTTCCATCTTGCAGAGTACGCTCACAAGTGTACTCATAAGGATAAGTTTCCGATGCTCCACGAGGATTATCCACCCACCAGAGCACATCTTCCCAGTATGTTTCATTAGTCGGAACAATCCCCGAATGCGCCTGAATAGCTACCTTGTATACATCATTGTATTTTACTATGTTACCTGCCGAATAGAATTTTGAGCTACTGTATTCAGGAGCATCACCAATGTATTCGTTAACATATTCGTTGGATGCCGGAAGGTCAATAACATTACGCTTAGACTTTGCAAGCAGGTAAACCTGCTCCTCGGTCTTGGAGTCCGTTGGGAATATGACAGGTTCGCTCCAGGAAGGAGTTGTTTTACCATCAATCACTGCAGTGGAATACCAACAGGTAGTAGGATCGAGCATACGAAACTTGACTCTGTCCTCGTTACTACTTGTGCTGCTGTCTTTCGTGTATACAATTTCAACAAAGTGACTGCCGGCTGTAGGCACTGCAATATCCACCACCACATTGGTTACTCCACTTCCCTCCCAGGCATGTTCGTTGGAACTGCTATATGATGTATCAAGGGCTTCTACGATACCTTTGTCGTAGTTCTGCTCAGATGATACATCAATCTCTATATGTATCATCTGATTAGCTCTTCTTGTCGTAAACGACACTCTTTGCTTGTATGTCGAGGAATGAGATGTAGGAGATGGAGAGACATAGTAATCACCGTCTTTTGTAAAGTTACCCGAATAAGAGAAGGTAATATCCTCCCGATCCGGAGAAAGGGACCATCCTGCCGGATTTGCACCGGTAGGCGTAGCAGGCTTTCCGAAAGCATGCTTATACCGTAGCTCCGTATATTTACCCGGTAATCCCTTGAATCGTATAGGATCACCCCATGTGCCGGAAGAAGCGCTTGAAGCGACCTTCTGAGAAATCCAGACAACATCTTTTGTTGCGTTAGTGTGCCATCCTCCGCTTGTCCCGCTTCCGGTCGGACGGGATGGTTCATCTTCGCTGTCATGGTATGTAATGAAAACACTCAGGCCATCCGTGCCGTCAGTACCATCTGTTCCGTCCTGACCGTCCGCAACCATCAACTCCCAAGCAGCGCCGTTATAGATATAGACGATACCATTACTGGTATTGCGATAAGCCCAGTTTTTTTGAGGATTGGCAGGAGCGCTTGATAAATCCCCTTTCCACGTAATACTGAGCCCGTCTTTACCATCTTCACCATTTATACCGTCAAGCCCCTTCTTCCCGTCTGAGACAACAGCAATCGTTTCGCGGTCGATCAGTACTACTCCCGATGTTTCATTGTAAAGCCGGAACTGTATCTTATCTGTTATCCCGGAGACGGATATTTGCTTATCCGGAGTATAGCTAGTCGCATTTCCTGAGTCTATAATATAATCCATTGAGTAGCCAACTGGCAGAGAGGATACGACAGTAGAAGCTCCGTCGGTCTTCATCACCCGGCAGGATATATTCGAGACATCACTGTTCCCGTCAGCATCTCTCTTTATGATATTGGTCGATGGCTGAAGCGAGTAAATGACCGCGTTCTGACCATTTGTTCCGTCAGTCCCATCCTCTCCATTCTCCCCCGGCTTCACTTTGTTTATCGATAAATGCAGGGTACGTTCATACTGAGAACCTTTGTATGTTACCCGTCCCGTTATGGGTATACGAATTACATCAGCCACCGCAGCAGTAATAGCTGTTACCTTAACTATCCCTGTGCTACGATCAGCCGTTGCTGTCACGCCTGTGATGCTGCCTACAGAAAGAGAATCAAGAGGAAGCTCGGTTGTTCCGTAGAACATAGAGAATGTTGTTGTGACAGGTAAACCGAATACCACCGTCCCGTCCAGAGAGCAAGCTACAGACTGCATTTCATCGTCAAGATCAGCAGAGATGCTTCCTTCTCCGTCAAGACCATTCTTACCATCCTCAGTCATCACATACCATGCGCCATCCTGGTATACGTAGCATTTCTTGTCGGTAGTATTACGATACCAGTATCCGTTCTGAGGATTTGCCGGAGCAGAAGAGAATTCCCCCATAAAAATGAGGCTTGTACCGTCTTTGCCGTCAGTACCATTCGTACCGTCCTGGCCATCTTTACCCGGTTCGCCCTTGAGATTTTCCTTTGTTTCCTCGTCCAGATTATCCCACGTTAAGACCACTCCCTTCATGGAGCACACATATTTTTTTTTCGATGCGTCCCAATACCACGAAATGGCACCTCCGGCTATGTGACCGGATTTATCTGTAGCAAATCGGGCTGATCCGTCTCCAAACTCAGCAGTACCGTCCGGATAGATACAGTAAACGACATGCCCTTTAGAGTCTGTACCTTTGATCATACCATTTTCGCAATAGAAACCCTTAAGCCCGTCTGTTCCGGGAATATCACCGCCCATACGGATTTTCGTACAACCGGCAAAACTCTTGCTGTTGATACCAAACAGAATATCGATTGCAGGCTGTCCACCTTCATCGGCATGCAAATAGATCGCACTCTGACGATTTACATCCTTCGAGTTACCGAACTGGACAATCTCATCACTGACAGCCGGAGTAGTCATACCCGACAATGCCGGATCAACAGCCTCCATGCCGTCTGTGTAACCTATACCGCCGGTGAACTCACTGACAGGTATGACGATTGTATCAACACCGTCAATCTTGCGTATTTCGGCTATCTCGACCCAATAGCCTTTAAGGGTACCATTCGTCCAATCCTGGCACCGGATGAAATCGTGTGCGACAAAAGACATCTCATCCTCTATGGTGACCAGCCAGTTTTGTCCGGACTCATCCAGCGTGGCAGTCTTTATACGACCGCATGCCTGAGTGATACCCAGTGCACCCTTCACCGAGCGGATCTTCTGAATAAGAAGCTCAAAAACGACCATTGTTTCGCGAACAACGAGACTGTCTATCTCCAGTTTCCATTTACCCTTGATATACTCCCACAGCTTCCATCCATGACCGGCAAATCCGGACACGAAGTCTTCGACGTATTCCTTTACGCCGTTCGACAACTTACGTCCTGTCACTTTCACAGAACAAAGAAATCCGTAGAACTTACCGTTACTTAGTATTGCCATATTCTAATTCTTCAATTAACGAATCTTCTGTTTCTTCTATCAATTCTCCGCCACGCACTACAAGACCACCGTTAGCACTTAATAGGAAATCGGTACCATCCGGTTGATCCTTTCGTATATATTTTTTCTCTAGTGCTTCACCATCTCCGCCAATTTCTTTTACGTTTCCTTTATCAGTTACAATAATGATTTTAGGATCTTCATCTCTGTTATGTATATATACTTCCCCTTGATTCAATCCTTCTAAATGCCTTGCTTCAGAAGGTGCCAACGGAGGATATACCGGATTGCCATCCTTGTCTATCTCACTTCCATACCATAACTCTTTTGTTACCTTCTTCTTCATTACACTTCAATTTTATCAGTATTTACAAAAGCTAATTGGGAAGAATCATACTGTAACATCTCCCCCTCCTTGGGATTGTTTATATTAAATCCAACGAGATTAATCGCCGACGATCCTCCAGGTATTCCACCCAAACCTGAAAGATTATTCTCCCTCTGCTCCAATAAGACTGAAGCCCAAAACATCTGACTATCCTCCGATACCTGAGTTACTTCAGGCACCGAATTTCCAGAGCGAACATAAGACGTGTCATTTATATAAAAATCAGAAAGACATAGGGATTTATTTATAAATTGGACAAACCAATAAGGAATACCTGAGGAATTACCGCACGACAAAGAAAACGTGTCATATGGAATTGAATATAATTCTATAATTTCCTGTTTTTGATTCCGAAATTGCTCATTCTCAACTTTTGCAGAATAACCGTTCGGTTTGAATCCTCCCTCTATTCTGAATTCAAAAAACAACTGATCTTCACCAGGCCAGAAGATATTGTCAAAAGGAGAATTATTATTTTTGTGAGAGCATCTAATAAGACATGTCTCATCCAAAATGAAGCTATCAGAACAGATTGAGAAGGGCTCGCTAACAGCATAGAAATTGCCAGAAGCATCCGCTACCTCAAGTACATATACAGCATCATGAAGTCCTGTTATTGCGGAATAATACATTTTTATCGTATCATTCACCTGATATTCAGAAAAAGAAACGGGTATTTGATTGCCTGATACTAAATTGCGTAAATAAGCCGTAACAGAATGGCTGGAATCATTCGAAAATACCTGGACTAGAATGTTGTCATTTGCATGAAAACGCTGAATATAGTCTATATCCTGCTGAAATTTGTTCTTTAATGGAGAAAAGAACAATGGACAGATGTCACCGATTTTAATCATATGGTCTTTTCGTTCTTTTATGGGTTAAGTGCCACTTGACACTGCAATGCAAATATACTAATTATTATAACAATTACAATAACTTATCAGCTTTTTATCTCTTTCACAATTAGAGAGTATCTTACCGATTCGGTCTTTCCGACATTAATCTTCATCTCTTTAATATACCCGTGTACGGCCTCTCCATTATAATCAAGAGAGATTAATCCAGATAAATTTGAAGGAATATCCACTTCACTTGTCTCAACGTCTACTTCTCCTACCGTAAACAAGCGATTATCTATAGGAAAATCATCGGTTTCTTTTATTCCCGCAATTGAGACATTACTATTACCATCAGAAGAAGTAAACTTAAGCATATTTGTGCATGCGCCTATATATGCCTTATTTGCTTCCAGCATAAAACGAGGTGAATATTCTATGTTAAACATTGTATCAGGGCTGATTAGACCCAGCAACTGACTAGAGCTGTACGGACGGTCTAATAACAGATTACCATTCTCTGCCGAAGTTGCATATTGACAACCTACGATAAAAACATCATTATCGCTATCATTATCGGTGGTATCTTCCCCCCGTTCTTGAACCAAAAACTCTATTCCATACGCGTCCGCCCGGTAAGGACTGATAAAAGAAAGAGTATTATCCGTCAGTTTTAATCCTGTTGAGAATTCATTTGTAAACCGAAACTCATCACGTCCATTGATACTGTCATAATCCTGCTTATCATATCCAACTTTTACGGAAGTGTTGACAAGAGAGGAATTGACGCTATATTCATAATCGTTTATCTGATCTGAAAGGTCTTTTACGACATAATTGTCAAACAATGCATATCTATGAATAAAAGTAACGTTGTTCCCTTCTATAACCAGAACATAGCCAAACTCAGCCTCCATAAACTCACAAAATTTCTTGAAGGAAGTGTATAGCTTTGCATTAGGAAGATTTCTTGCACTTTCTGCCGGCATTATAAAACACGAAGAGAGTCGACTCCGGGTAATTCCACCAGGTACATAATTGTATATATCTACGCTATAATCACTGCTATCTGTCATGCTTTCAAGGAGCTTTTCTGCAACAGTGGTCAAAAGAAGGACATCTATATTGACAGGATTGATACGGGATTGGAAATTTACAGATAAAGAGAAGCCTCTCAGATAAGTAGTCCATGTCATTGTTATAGGTGTAGCAGAATTATACAAGAGCAGATCCATTTCTATGGAATCACCGGAATTAAGGGATATGTTTATTAACTCACTAACAATAGTTGGCATATTCCCCGCAATATGCCTCCATACCCCAAACCGAGCAAGATCCCCATTTGCTCTTTTCACAAACAACACTACATCTGCATAGGCAGTACCATGTGCGTTATCTGCAATGACATAAAAAGAAAATGATAATTTTAGCGTAATATCGATATTAGAAAGAGCTTCAGCAAAAATTTGAACACTTCCGTCAGTCGTGAATGACTCATCTGTGAATACTAGAGGAGAGTCTCGTTTCGGTAACTCACTATTATCCAATATGTATACAGGAAAACTCACTGTAGCCGGTCGCGTACCTCCTCCCGCCTGCAGCGCTCCGTGGAATTGGATATACTGAAGGTTAGCATCATCTTCTACAGTTGTTCCTCCTGACACGTATTTAGCTTCATACTGGAATTTCAGACCGTCATAATAAAGAGATTGAGGTTTTAATTCAGACACCAGATACTCATACTGAATATTTCTCTTAGCTTTAATAATAGCGGCCAGCGTATCATCAATTGCGTTAATAGAGATTGTATATCCATCATCCGAATAAGAGGAAAAATCTAAGGCGCACTGAAATACCTTATCCCAGTTCCAGCTATTGTTTCTTTTATAAAAAGCTATACCGGCACTGGAAGAAAGGTAATTCTTTGAATATTCTTCCTTCAACAAATTATAAGACCGGTTTACAAACTCAAATTTAGTGCTAAAAGAACGAAGTACTCCGTCATAATCACTTCTTTTATAAGCAAGTTCAAAATCATCCCAGTTCTTGAGATCATCCGTTGCTTCGTAGGATATTCCATTTATTAAAATCTGACATCTAAAGTACATAGCTACTTGCGTTTTATTGATTTTACATCGTCACACATACGCTTAACCATAAAGGCATATTCTTTTGCCGTAATCTCATTCTTGCGGATCTGCATTCCAAAATGAGCCATGACCATAACTCTTTCCCTGGCAAAGTAATTTTTATCCATTTTGAAAGATTGCTCTTCCGTCTTTTTGCTGTTATAGCTCTCTATCAGATAACGACTCTGCGACATTATAGCCGATATCCGCTTTCTAATTTTTTCATGTTCAGACGGGAATAGCTGATATCCAAAGGATCTTAAGATATTAACCACTTCATCCCATTCTCCCCGATTTGCCATCAGTTCCGCAATCCTCATACATTCAACTTTTATATGAAGATTGATCAGATTACTCTTTTTCAAGATTTCACCAGAAACAGAAGATCCACCTACAATTTCGATATATTCAGATATGAGCATTGAGGACTGTGATTCCAGTTCTTCCTCTGAATGATTGCCGTCTATTATGAGTTTTCTCTTTTCTCCTAAAAAGACGTCAATAAAGATGTCTAGGGGAATTTTGTCTAAATCATTGTATAGCATATTTATGATTCAATTATTCCTGTTATTACAATCCAAGAGAAGGCGCTATATATAAGAAAAAGTATCAATGCAGCACCTGCTCTTTTTGCAAATTCTGTTGGGCCCACGCTTGAGATAAAGTCCCATTCGTTATAAATACCCACGCATGTAAGATAGGTTAACATTATTCCTATCAATATTATTATAAATGTTTTCATCTTTATATACCCTTATCCCTTTCCTCTTTCATTCTCCTTAGTTCTTCTCTCTGTTGCTGCTGCTTCTCCATTATTGTTGAAAATGGCTTTTTGAAAGGTTTATGTTCCGATTGATCTTCCGTTATTTTAGAGCGATCCTCTTGCAATAATTTCTTTATAGCAATTGCACTAAACATTATCCTAAACATCGCGGACTGATCCTCCAGATCTTCATCTTCCACCGTACATTCCGTATCTTTCATTTTATCCCACAATTCATCCGTTAATTTTCCACCAGAAAGACGAAATATTGCCGATATATCGTCTCTTTCCAACTCGACTTTTAAGATTACTTTTTCCATAAGAATTAAATATATAAATGTTCAACTTTAAATCTTTACAATCTACTATCAAGATAGCGATACTCTGCGGAACGGGCCATTTTTCGCAATGTCTTATTCAAGTTTGACATTCCTTGATTAGTCACGTCCATTTTTCGCTCCAGACTCTTATAGTCATTATTTACATTAACAATGACGGGATCTCCTTTGTCACGCCTCATCTTATCAAGCATCATTGCGTCAGAGCGAAGAGCCATTTTTTTGTAATCAACTATATCCGGGATAACCTCAGCATGTTTAGGCATATCAACCAAAGTGGGAACAGATGGGGTGATATAAGCTCCGTTATCTGTAAGAATAACCTCTCGCTTGCCACCATCACCGACAATAGCCAAACCTCCCGGGTGAGATTTATCCTTTGTTCCCTTTGCGTATTTCGGGATGGGCTGGGCTGCGATCATGGCTATTTGAGCAGCTCCCATTGCGGCAACTATAGCAGCAATAACAAAATTCGGCAACGCTTCAGTTACCGCCAAGGATGTTGCAATTGTTGCCTGTATGATAGAATTAGCTTTATCCCATTTGGCCTGCTTTTGCTGGATTTCAGCTTTTTGCTTTTCCAGTTCTTTATTTTTATTGGCTGTCGTTTGTTCGGCGGCCCGTTTCCGAGCCTCACCTACTTCCGTAGAAATAACTCCACTATTCACTAAGTCCTCGATGCGCTCCTTTTCTTCCTCTGCGGCTTCTTCATTCTTTTCCTGTTGCTCTTCGATTTTTTCTATTTGCCGATCGTACATGCCTATAACCATAGTTGATAGTCCTTCAGATATAGCGGCTGCACTAGCCAAAAGATCTTCTAATCCCAATTTACCATCTTTTACCATCTTCAGGATTAGCTCTGTTATTCCTCCAAACAGCGTGCCTAGCCCATCAACTGCGTCATCACTAACATTCTTCAGGTTATCTATTGATGATTGAATATCTGCCCAATATTTTTTATCACTTTCATTTTCTTCATCCCTTGCTTTAGTGTGGGCATCTCTAACCTTTTCTATAAGCTTTATTTCCTCTTCGGCAAGGGCTTCTTTCAATCTTAATCTTTCTTCATCTGATATGCCCTGTACATTAATCAATTCTTGCAGAAGTGCCATAGTACGCTTAGTCTCTATTATCGCATAATCTTGCGTTATTTGGGCCTTTCTCTTTTCGTATTCCTTTTTAGTGATTATGCCTTGTTCATATAATGTAGCCTGTTCGCGGATATCTCTTTGCATATTTCTCGAGCTCTTAATGGATTCATCGGCATATGCATTCTTTGCGCTATCCATCTTATCTTCCGCAAGGCTTTTAATCCTTTTTCTTTCTTCTTCATCTTTTTTATCCAAGTAATTCTTATCTATCGCCAGCAATTCATCCTGAAGTATCTGTTCGTAATTCTTTCTCAATTCATTTTCTTCTTCCGAATTACCTTTGATGGATGCTATATTTTCTTCATACTTCTTTTGAGCCGTCTGCCTTTCTTTCTCATACTCATCATCTATAAGAGAAATACGGGTTTCGGAAAGACGTTTGGCGATGTCTTCTTGGTATTTAGCTAGTTCATCAGCAGATTTTTTGCTTTTATCTCCAGTTTTTCCTAAAGGATTCAACAGATCATCTACATTTAGTTTATTTTCAAGTTTAATAGTTTGTCTTTCATTCTCTCTTAATTTATTTTGCATTTCCGATATTTTTTCATCTAAATCAGCCGCTTCTTTCCCTAGATCATAAATATCTCTAGCGGCATTGGTTGCAGCAGCTGGACCTTTAGCCAGTCTTCTTTCCGCATCTCTCATTTTATCATTTAAAACACTACGTTCATAAAATAAATTATTTAATTGATCTTCATATTCTAACTGTTCTTTAGATCTTTCTACCAGTTTATCTTGTATAGCTCTTGCTTGTGCAGTTTTTAGAATTTGTTCTGTTAATCTAGCATAGGCATCAGCAGCTTTTCCAGCTAAAAAATCCTCCTTGCTTATATTTTCAAAATATCCAGGAAATTTCTTTTGCAATTCATCAACTGCTGCATTTCTTTCTTGCATAGATCGCGATGCATCTTGTGTTGCTTTGTACAAAAGATCTAATTCTGTTCTTTCTTTGATAGAAGCAGATCTTCCTTCTTTTAATGCGTTTACCCACATTCTTTCAGCAGAAACAATATCATCTACCGCTCTCTTACCCTTAAACAAACTACCTATCCAATCCATTATATCCTTCCCATATACAGAAAGCAAAGTAATCCCTACAACTAAGGCGGTTTGCCAACTAAAGATTGATTTTGCAATTTGTCTCCACACAGGAATACCTTTCTGCCCAGCTTCTTGCATTGCTTGGTACTCTATTCTTGCCTTTTTAATCTCATCTGCTAAAATAGGAAGGTTATTAGATATTGCGAGAAAAAACGTATTCCAACCAACAGCAAGAGATGGCAACTCACGTGCGACTTGCTGAACAGACATACCTAAACCATTCCAATGAGAAGCATAATTACCAACGTTACGTTGATAATTTCCCATCTGAGCATCCATGCTCTTTAATTCATTCTTCAGCGTCTGTATTTGCTGCAATGTCTTTTGTCCTTCAGAACCTAAAAATGAATCTTTAGGCATAGATTTCAGCCGTTTTTCAAGAGCCAATACCGCAGCATTCATTTCGTTGTAGCTGCTAGATGCAGAAATAATAACAGCAGCATGATTTCTCATTAAGTTTGAATACTGCTTGTTTTGCTCCGAAAGCTCCGTTTGACGCTGCTTTAGTAAGGCAGATTTATTTAGGTAGTCGGTTAAACTAATACTTCCATTCTTGTATTCTTTATCTAACCGTTTGAGTTCATCTCCCAGTTCTTTTATTCTAATTTTATTCTGAATAGTATCTGCTGTTAATTTGGTAACATTACTATCATAAGCTAATATGTTATCTACAATTTCAGCATATCTAATCTCAGTGGTTGCTATCGCCTTATTTAATTGATTAGTAGATTGGGTGTACGATTGGTTTGCCTGAGAGGCTGAACTTTGGGCGGAAGAAGTGTTTTGAAATTTAGAAGAAAGCGTATCCAGAGAGCTAGATATCTTATTTATCCCTTTAACTAAATCGTCAAATTGCTTAGGAAGAGTATTAAGGGTCAATAATTTATTTATCTTATTCCCATAATCCTCCAAAGTCTTATTGTATTTTTCCTGAATAGCAGCCATCCTATTCTGAGTAACAATAAGATCATTTAGTGTTTTATTATAAAGAGTCGATTTATCAGATAATTCTTGGAATGTTTTAGGATTGATTTTAACTCCACCGGCTAATTCTAAAGCAAGCTTCTTATAAATTGAATAATTCTCGTTTAATTCCGCCTTAAAGTTTCGCAACTGATCAAAAGCTTTTTGATCGACTACATCCGTGATTTTTAATTCATTTGCCATAACGTTCGAATTAAGTACCGGGCCACTTGACACGGTTTCCGCACAAATATAGGAAGATTTGAGGAAATTTACAAGCTATTTAGAATGAATAAGAATAAGAGAGAGATGTTGGTAAAAATAAAGGTGAAGTAATGCGAGAAAGCCGCGTCCCTTTATTGGTTCACGGCTCCTCTTTTGAATTTAAAAGCTTTGAATTTATAAAGTAGCAGATTGTAACTCTGCTCCGATATTCTTTATAGTGTCGAGAATCTTCTTTGTTGTTGACTCCCCGGCAAATGCCAGTCCGTTTTTATATTGGCGCATTTTAGACTCATTGATTCCAGCTTTTTTAGCAAACTGGCTCACATTAATCCAATCAAAGTAATTAAAGAAAGATTGAAGATCGTACTTAAAAGTTACATCTATATATTCCATTTCATTAGGAAGGGGGATACTTTCTTCTGTTATCATTCCCTTTGCTTCTTTAATACTTTCCATAAAGTCAGCTTTTGCCTCTTCCACGCTTGAACCATAACCGCCTAATCCATGATTAAGCAGCATATCATCTGAATAGATGGAGTATAAACCATCTGTCCCTTTTTCAATAATAGCAAGTATCTTCATAACTCTTTGTTTTTGATTTGAAATTTAAAAGCCATTGAAATATGTTTTCTCAATTTAGTAAGTAAACGGCAGGGATTAAATCCCCGCCATCTTCTTAATGCTCTTTAATGTGCCGTCTCTCATTTCTTGGCTCTCATGTCTTGGTACTGGAAAAGTCTGTTTGGTTATCGGACTATACCATATATCATGATTGGCTCCATGACGATGTATGAAACAACCGGCTTTCATTAGCATCCTTACTAATTCTGATACTTTCATAATTTCAATGAGCTTTTAAATTCAAAACAAAAGTAACGTATTCGTTACTGATAAACAAACAAAAGGGTAACAAATTTATTGTTGAATGTATTATTTAACACTTTTAAAAGGAAATAAGGGGAACTAGAAGATAGAAGGAAGTATTCAGAAACAAAAAAACGCCCACCTTCCGGCGGGCGAAGACTGGTTAGGGAGGTGGACTACAAAACTGATTACCAATCGTCATTTTCATTTCCAATCAAACCATGTTTTACAGCTTCTTCTATCTTATCCATAATTACGTTAGAATAAGCGTGAGCCATAACCAAAGCTTTTGATGATGTCTGCTTCGCCTTATGCTGATCTTTTTTTGAGAAAGGATAACAAGTTTCAAGCCCCCATTTTTCAATATTCAATTGTGGTCTTTGAGAACCATCAGAAAAAGCAGATATAAATCCACCGCCTATAACCTTCTCTACATTGTAATATTGAAGAGTATATGTTACACGTATCTTTTTATCTTTGATATCTATTTTAATAATAGGGGTCATACTTACTTTATAACGACTCATTCCACCAATATGTTCAGCAATGTTACCAACATACCCTTCAGCTATAATAGACCCCAATTCTTTATCATTTAATTTTATAACCGAATTAGCATCATTAAAAGATGCTGTAACCCAATGGTTTAAAATAACATACAACTGCTCTTTCGTTTGGTCACCACAGTCTATAATTTGCTCGTATGTTAATGATAAATTTTTATCTAAAACCAATTCTTTAGACAAATTTTCAGCAGCCTCAGTCCACTTTTCTCCATATCTCTCTTTAGCATACTTTTCAAGCTCTTCCGCCCTCATCACTTGTGCTTGTAATGAAACCGATAATGTAACCGTTAATAATAAAAATAAAATCCTCTTCATTGCTGTGTGTATTTAAATGTTTTATAATTATTTGGCAAAGGTATGCCTTAAAAATAATTTCAACAAATAAATAACACAATTTTCACTGATAAAGCCTATTTTTCTTTTATTTCAGCCACTATTTTTTCTAATTCGGATATTTTGTGATAGATCATAATAAAAAAGGTAGGTGTTACGAGCACCTACCTACAATATCATAAGTTAGCAAGCCATTTCTTGCCAGATTTGGTGTTTAGCCAAATTGCTATTCCAGCCGCTACCACCAAACAACCTGAAAAAAGCATTATCATAAAATCCATATAATGCTACCATATTCTACAAGTCCTTCAGCCATTTTTTTCCACTTTTGGTATGTGACCAAATAACTAGCGCAGAACCTATGACACTAGTCATTAAAAAAATCATTGTTAATGCGTCCATATTACTTTCATTTTAAAATTCTATTAGCAAAATTGGCAAAAATAAATCTATTGCCTATAAAGTTTATATGCATTAGCATCTTGTCCCCACTCAAAATTCATTAAATTTCCTTCTATCCTAGCGTTAATTTCAATTTCTCCTATGTTATCTAATACAATATTAGCCTTTATTATATTATCATTTATAATATATTTACCTGATGAGACATAATTCAATTCATAGCTTTTATCTTCCGTTTTAAGACCATATATAACTAATGTATTAATACCCTCAAATTTAACAATAATATTATATGGAATACGTAGATATGGTATCCCATCATTGGGCTTTCCCTGGTTTATATTATCATAATATTCCTCAAGGGCCTCTTTGTATCGTTGAATACATCCATCTAAATCCTCCATAGGTGCCCATACAGTACCAGATAGACTATTTTCATCATTTGAACAAGAGGAAAAAAGAAATGATAGAACTATAAACAAAGGAAGAAATACTATTTTTTTCATATCTGTGTGTAATTCAATATTATAATACATTCTTCATACTAATATTTAATCCCCTTCACTGATATTCCTATATCATCAGAAAAGCTTTCGATATTATCTCCCGACATGGTATATTCTATAGGAAACCATTTAGATAGCTCCATCGTATTTTCATTTTCTGTTTTCCATTCATATTTACCGACTTTTTCCCATATGCCAATTTGAGCAGATTCCTCCAATATAATTCTATCATCTTCTTCACGATAGACACCGGAAGCACCAGACATATATTTGTCGCCATCATTACCAAAAACAGGAGAAATCGTTGTTGATATATCATATGTCATATCTTTATAAAAAGATAAAACGACCCTTCTGCTATTATCATTATTAACAGTGATTACTCCCTTATATTTCAATCTTAAATTTTCATCTTGCTTTAATTCTTCATTTTTATCACATGAACACAAGAACGAAAACAATAACAGAACAAATGCTATTTTTCTCATAATTTATGCGTTTAAATAACTGTATACAGCAAACTAACGGACAAATTACTCTACTGCTTTAATCCGTTTTAGCTAAAACATGGTTAAAATTGTACCTCTATGTTCAATTTACCCCCAAGCCCTTTAGTCACAATGTCGTAAAGCGTGGAAAGAGTAAGGTTGCTCCCTTCCCTTTCAACTTTAGAGATGAAAGAACGCTCCTTTCCTATCTTTCCTGCAAGCTCGCTTTGGGTCATTTTCCTTGCTTCACGAGCATTGCGTATCTGAAGCCCGACACGAAGGTTGGAAAGTTCGGCTTCAATCTTATCCCGGCGCGGAGTACCGATTTCTCCATAAACCTTATCCTTTATATCCTCTAAATTGTAAGTTTCCATATCATTTCCTTTCTTTTTCCTTTTCATTAAAGTATTCTTGCATGAGCCTAACAGCTCGGTCTATCTCTTTTTTGGGCGTCTTTTGCGTCTTTTTCTGAAAGCCACTCAATAGGATAACCATTTTTTCGCCGTCAAAAAAGCAAAAGACACGTATTATGTCACTTGAAAATTTCACTCTGATTTCATAAAGCCCCCTTGTACCTTCAATATGCTTCAAGTATTTTTCTGGAACAATTTGAAGCGTTTCGACATATTGTATGGTTTTCACCACCTTATCCTGCATCTTTTCAGAAAGAGACTTCACAAAATCGATGGAATAGTGCTTATATGCTATGACGTTTCTTACTTTCATGTCGCAAAGGTAACTTATAATTCACATTTTCGCAAATATTTCCCGCTTTTTCTTTTTGTATTTCAAATAAAGGTTGTATATTTGCGGTGCTTAACATATATAATATCCGATGCGAGCGAGGCTTGCATTAATCATGCGAGCATTTTTTATGCTTGTACTTAAAATATTTGAGGTATTACTATA